CACTGGTATTGCCGCGACTTGGGACTGGACGGCACAGGCCGCCACCGTTCAAATCGGCACATCAATTGATGCCCTCTCTGCCACGTGGGACTGGTCGGGCCAGACCTCAAACGTCCAGATTGGCACAGCAATCGCAGCTTCTGTTGCCACGTGGGACTGGACAGGTCAGCTTGCTTCCGTTCAGGTCGGATCAGAAATCACGGGCATTGCCGCCACGTGGGACTGGGTCGGTCAACTTGCCGGGGTTCAGGTTGGCTCAGGAATCACCGGGGTTGCCGCGACTTGGGACTGGACAGGTCAGCTTGCTGTTGTTGGCGTAGGCATAGACATCCCGGCGAGTGCAGCAACGTGGGATTGGACAGGCCAAGTATCCGCTGTAACAATTGGCTCAAACATAAATGCCGTTGCGGCCACGTGGGACTGGACAGGACAGCTTTCTGATATCCAGATTGGCACGTACCTTTCCGCCCTCCCCGCTACGTGGGACTGGACAGGGCAAACTGCCAGCGTAGGGATCACCGTCGCTGCCGGGGGTATTTATAACCTTATTGGAACCTTCCCCACTGGTTCCCCCAACGTCACAATCAGCCTGTACGACCCATTAACGGGTTTGTCTGTTGCCCTGACGAATAGCAACTGCGTGGAAATAGCCGGAACAGGACTGTACATTTGGGATCAAGCGAACATTGCCGTTGCGCCCACTGGCTACAANGAATACGTCTGGTCGATGACGGATACCCTGACGAAGACAGGTGGCATCGTTGTGATGTCTGACGTACCTGAGCCCGTCAAAATACTGGAGATATGGCGCAGGCTTGGTTTGGATGCCAACAACCCGCTCACCAACAAATCGGACGGAGGGATTACTGCAACCGATATTGATATCCAAGCTGCAACGTCAGGGAGTGATATCGTCCAGACGCGACAATGAGCGCTGTTGGCCTAGCAACCCTTGGGGTACAGTGCGGAAACAACAGGGCGCTGGGAATGGCCTCCTTGGGTGTTTTTTGTCGGCTACCCGAAGTCATTGAGGTAGTAAGGGCAACCTCTGGTGAATTTGTTGTGAGCTATAAAACGCGTACACAGGTGCTACGTGACGAAAATGACTTGATTGATATCACCCAAATCCTCATCGCCTCTGGTTTACTCGATAGATAGGACGATTTCACGTACCACTTCACAGTAGAATCACGACTTCACCCCAATTGACATTGATGGAAAATTCCAATGGCAAGATCGTTCACTGAATGTCTCAAGAATATCAAGATCAGTAAGGCCGACAAGGCGCTTGTTCGACAAATAGAATCCGAATATAAAGCCGATGGAATAGAGGGTAAAACTGCTATCCACAACGCTATCGCCGATGTATTGCACGGCACCGTTGCCGAAGAATACTCAGCACTAGAAAAACAAATTGCCGATGCGGGTGGCTATGTTGATCCATTCTCTGCGTACGTTGTAAGTAAGGTCAAAGAGCCGGGTGTCACTACGCCACAACCAGACCCCGTAGCTCCAAGAACTGAAGCGACCTCGCCCGAAGCCCAAGCGAAAATTGATGAACTGTCCAGTTCGCCCCCTCCTGATGAGGCTCCAGTAGAAGCCCCCGCCGACCCGTATGGTGATGCGGCACGTGAAGGCAGCTTCGAGTACGTGGGTCGATTTAAGAACTACGTGAAGCAGGCCGAGACTGAGCATGGACTCACGCCCGAAGAGATTGCCCCATTCCTTGAGCCCAACAGCAAAGGGAAAGTTGGCAGCCCAGAAGTAAAGAAGGCAGTCGCCAAGGCGCTTGCAGAACGTGAACGTGCCTCCTCCACGGATCACTTGGGCAGCACTGAAGAGCAGGTCAATCTCGCCATTCAGCGGGAGACGGAATTGTTCCAAGCAAAGGGTGACTTCTCCCAAGAGGCAGAGCTGGCCCATGCGAAACAGATGGCCACGTACTTCGAATTACTCGATGAAATCACCACGGCCAGAGAAACCGCAGGCGAGATATCTAATGCGTCGAAACGTGACAACACGTTCCGCAAGTTCATTGAGCTTTACCCAGAATCCAAGAAGACGCTTTCTATGCTGCGATCCTTTTATAAGGGAGAGGGTGTCACGGGAACTGAAGCAGAGGCAATGGCTGTTGCCGAGTACATGCAGCGATCCCTTGCAAAAGACTTTGAGGCGATTGCCAAGAAGGAAGATAAGAAGGCAGGGCTTGTTCGTGAAAGTTCCTCAACAGCCCGTGCAGGCAAGCTCCTTGAAACTGGCCCAACGACCACGGGGATTGGAAAGAACGGCATACAGGGCATTCTGAGGTCACAGGGAGCCCCTCACGTAGACCACCGTCTTGAAGGAAGGTCTACTGTTGATGCAGAGGCATCGCATACTACCTCTGGGATCATTGATGAACTAGATGGGGAAGCTGTTGTGGGCCTCGATACCGCGCAAGCACTGGCCCACGCTCCTCGTTCAATCGACGGCAAGATGCAGTTGTCCTATGCCCCGGTTAAATTCGTAACAGACAAGCGAATCAAGCAAGGTAGCCTGACAATCAAGAAAGGCAAGGCGGCATGGTATGACCCCATCACCAAGCACTTCTATGACGACGAGCGAAACATGCGGATCGCCCGTGGCGAAAGTAGCAACAAGCCGAAGAAAGGCAAAAAAGTCGGAGGCAAGAAGCAGATCAAGAAGGCGGTCAACAGGGCGAAGCAAGACCGCGATGAACGCAGCATACAACTTGCTGCGGACAACGAAGCCGAGGCAGCATCTCTAACCCGTGCGCAAGAAAATGCCGCGAAACTTGCGGCGGGGAGGGCAGCCCTGAGCGAAGTTAAATCTGGCATGTCACGTGCTGAACGTGAAGAAATTATACGTTCCACGAGTAGCACTTACGACCCATATGCCGACTTGAACGTCACCGACGACGTGGGTGAATCGGGGATACTCGATGTCATCAAGCGTGAAGTAGACGACATGCACAAGACCTACGCAGAAAAGGCGGCTGATCTGCGGCGAGAGATTGCGAAAATAGAAAATCCAGTAGATCCCGATCCGGCACGTGAGACTACCATCCGCGATGCCGAGGCAAGCGCTGGTGCCATCCCGGACAATCGACGGCTGGCTATTATGAAGGTCGCTCCGAACAATGACGGCACTCATAACATGGCTGTACTAAGTGCAAAACAACTTGCACGTGGCGATAGCGTTGGTGCTTTGCTGGGAAGAAAGAACCCGGAAGATTTTATTGTTGGCCACGTGGATGAGAAGGTAACCTCTGGACGACGCAAGCCAGACTTATTTCAGCCCATCGATGCCGAGAGTCCGAACCCTGCGCTTATCCCGGAAAAAATTCCCAATGAACATAAGCGCCCTGCAAAGTGGGAAGACATAAAGGACGAGCCGATCCCGCCTGAACTTGCTGCTCTCCTCCACGGTGTTTCGTCCGTTAATATACCCTTAAAGAACATCAAGACCGTTCGTGATGCACATTTTTTGATTGCCCAGATGGAAGGAGAGAATTGGAAATTAACTAAAAAATCACATCAGGAACATGCTGCGATTTTAGCGGAAGCATATCGGCACATGGAGACCATTGCCCCCAATGGCATTGAGTTTCCTGTAACCTCGAAAGAACAGGCAATGAAAGACCTTGAGCGCATTTACAGTGGTTCTCCTCCCGAGGTAATAGCTGGCCTGAAGCGATTGATTTCAGACTTGAATACCAATTCCGCTCCCCTTATTAGTGACCAAATAGTTGGGAACAACCGTCATATTACTGCTTCTAACAATCCAACCACGATGAATCGGATTGCTATTAATCTCGACAGGAGCGGGAGGATAAAAGAGAACGGGAAAATAATAAAGAACGGGTGGATAAAACCCTATTCCTTCACACTGGCGCATGAGTTGGGGCACTGGCTTTACTTCAACGTACTGACCAACAAGGACAAGGCGAAATTTTGGAAGGCTGGAGAGAAGTATTTTGGGACGAAGAAGGGAACTATAGATAGAAAAAAAGTCGGTGATTCGGTCCTCGACCCACGTTCGATCGCTCCCGAGATAAACGCAACCTCCAATGCAGCCGATTCCCCGGCAGAATTATTCGCCGACCAATTCGCAATGTACGCAACGCAAACGGGTCGCTATGAGATTGGTGATCAGGGGCTGTGGAAAAATGTCGTGGCATACGCGAAGGCTATCTTTGATCGAGTAATAGATAAGAAGACAATTGATCCTGATCTCGAACCCTTGTTTGCCAAGTTACTTATTGATCCCAAGTCCGCCGCAGAACACGCTGCCGTGAAGCCACGTGCGACAGAGCTTACCCCTCAAGGCAAGCTGATTGAATTCCACTGGAATGAAATCAACAATGCGGACAAGAACCTCCACCAAGCCATCATGCTCGATGACCCGGAGGAGATCATCCGGGCTGCGGATGAGTTGATCTTCACCATGCTCAAGATGACTCCTTCTGCGGCAGCGCAGCGACGACTTGGCAAGACCCCGACGGGGACATTTGGCCCACTGAAAATGATTCATGGGCAAATTCGGACTAAGCTCCATCAGCTTCAGAACGTGATGCGTGGAGCAAAAGAGGATTCGGTTGGCTCATATGAGCAGGAACCATCAACCGAGTTCGATCCCGAGCTGGGCTTCAGTATTGTGAAACGCGTTATCCCGGAAGGATTTGATAACGTACATAACTACGGCGACCCGGAAAAGATTGCTGATGCAATTAAGGATTTTGTCTACGACACCAGTAAGAAAATGGGCAAGAAGGGTGAGACGGGAAGTATGGTTGATGCTATCGACCTGACCCGAAAGACACTTGAAAATGCCATGCTCCGGTCTGTTCCCGAAGGGGGAGATATCGATGGCCTATTGTCCAAGTCACCCGAAGCGTTCCGTGAGGGAGTGAAGAATGGAAAACCTGAATCACCCATAACGAAAAGATACCGTAAGCGTTGGAAGACAATGCAGCACAATCGGGAAGTTGCGTTGGATCGACTGGCTACAGAATGGGCAGGCGGGAAAGGTGATACCCTCAAGGCATCTGGTAAAGAGTTGCCTGACATTAAAGGGATGCCACCCAGCAAGTTAGCTAAACTCTACAAGGAGCGTGAAGGAACCAAGGAAGGGCAGAGCATCATGCACAAGGTACTTCGCCAGTCAAAACTGGCGACCAAGCCAGTTGGTGAGCCCAAGGTAAACAAGGATCAGGCGTCAATGCTTATCCGTTCCACACGGGACGAACTCTTCGCTGGCTTACGCAAAGCACTGGAAGAGGGCAAGCCCAATGCAACCAATCGTTTTATTTGGGAAATGCAGCGGCGTGATTTCAACACCCTTGTAAAACGTGGCAAAGGAGTTGGTAAGAAAGGAACACGTATTAAGGCACTGACTCCCGACTCCCACGAGGTCAGCAACGCCTCACATGTTGAGATTGAAGATTCGGCTGGTGGCGTCATCGATGGCATCCCACGCAACGCACGGTTCACGATACGTGACGCGCTAGGCATGATCACCCACCGTAATGCAGCGATCCAAGCCGATGCACGTACGTTGGCATATCGTATGTTTAACCTGATGGGCCGCACTGCACGCAGCACAACCGAAGATGCCAACTTGCTAACCATGCAGGATGTATATCGCCTGTCACGCTCTACTAAAGCATCACCCACCGCAACAAGCGTGATGGCTGATTTCTCTAGCGAGGAGTACAAGATGCTGCGCAGTGACCTGCGCCGGTTTACTGTTGGCTTAAACCGTGGCAAGAGCGACCCCTTCGATCTCATGCACGAGATTGGCCACGTGTTAATGAGAACCAACGTCATCTCTGAGCGTGAACGTGCGACTATTCTTGCTGGATTCCAGAACGCAGCAGACCCGATTGCTGAAGCAGTACGTCGCAGGAAGTTCGAGGGTATGCCGCAGCATATGGTTCGTGAGCGTCAGGCAGAAGAATGGTTTGTCGAAAATTGGGCGCAGTATCTCGGAGAACGTGTTGCCAAGGGAGATGTATTCAGTGCGCGGTTGCGGAATCGCCCTGAAGATATCGAGCTACGTGGCACCCTCAGCACTCTGCTGGATCGCATTATTGAAGGTGCTGCCTATGCGCTCAATGGGCTTATTGGCCGAGATGACATTAAGCAAACCTTTCGCCGTCTGACCCTGTTTGGTGACATGACCAGCACTCCAAGCCGGGCCACTCCGAGCCTTGAGCGCAGGACATTTGTTGCTCCCGAGTTAGCCGCAGGGCGTTTCGCCAACGTCTACGAATCTGCCACCCCAGCCACCAAGGGGCGTATCAAGAGCTTCGTGGGAGGCGGTGTTGTTAATGAAGATGGCGACCCGGTGAAGATGTTTATTGGTATGCCAAACATATCGATGATGGATGATGGCGAGGTTGTATTCAGAAGATCGGGTGGTGGTAACCTTGGCCCAGCCATTTACACCACGGATGACCCAACTATAGCGAGCGAGATTTATGCCAAGCAAGGAACGTACGGCGCATGGAAAGCCAACATTGAATCATCTGATCTACCCACTGCCCAGAAGATCGAGGCACTCCAAGCAGCCTACAACTTAACGCAATACCGACAAGTCGATTGCGGCTGACAAAGTGCATCTGGAAGACCTACGTGCGAATGCTGAAGTTGATTCAAGCCCAAGTGATTTTCTGAACCCCGATTTTGCTGAAGCGAATACAGTGAGTGTCGATGCCGAGCGAGAGATGGAGAAACTTGCTGATCGAATCGAGACTTACGAAGGGTTTGAAAAGCAGTTCAACGATGAGCTTATGGCAATGGATGTTGAATACAACCCCGGCGTCATGAACGTGTATATGCGTGCTATCAACACTGCTGATTTAAGCCGAAACATTGTTTATAAAAAAGAACGATGCGATGGCCCAGAGTCTCGTACGTTTTGCGACCATCAAGATGATGAACGAAGGAGCGACTAGCTCACAAGTTGACAATGCCCTTGGGCGTATTGGTGACCAGATCGACGCCTTTGGCGGGATATCAGGGCATGATTTGCATGAAATGACATGGCGAGCACTGGAATCCCTGTCGGGTGATCGGGAAAAATCTATTGCTTCCGTCACGAATTTCCTGACCGATCAAGGCTATGATTCAATACGTCACACGCATACAAATGGTGGTTCAGAAGGTAACCGCTTACCCCACAACGTCATTGCGCTGATTGATACCATTGGTGCGGATGGGGAGCGGGTATCTCCCTCCTCACGAATCAAGCATCAGGATGCCCGTTACTTCGACTATCACGATGATCGCCTGTACTACAGCGAACCGATGGACTCTCCGCTCACCTCGACCGTGGCTAACATGTCACTGGAGAACGTGGACTACGATAGCAAGATGGCCTACTTGCTTCAGAACGCAGAGGAACGTGGCACACCAAGCACCGTAACCAACCCAATGCGCAAGATGGCGAAGGGACGCGCACTCACCGAAGAAGACATCAACGGTGTACATAGCGCCTCCGTGGCCGAACGTACCCTTGCACCCAATAGCCAGAGGATGCGATCAACTGGACTTAACTGGCTGGCTAACTTCGTGGAGGATTACTTCCCCTCTGTCCATCATCAATTCGCGAGCCGGTACATGCCAATTCGAACCCTGCTGGCAGACCTGCCCGATGCGACAGGGCGATTCAAGGGATGGATGCTCAAGAATAATCCGGTTACGGGTGGCACACATACGCAGCCTGCCTCGCACCTACGCATATTACAGGCGTTACGTGAGGGGCCAAGCAGCCGCAAGTGGAAGATACTCGATTCGAAGGAGCTGGCAGTCGCCCAATTGATCCGCGACTCAATGAATAAAATCCACGAGGACTTGGTGAATACTGATTCAATGGTTGGCAATATCAAGAATTACATGCCGAACGTATGGATGCCCGACAAGGTCAGCAAAGATCAGGAAGGCTTTACTCAGGCGTTGGTTCGATATCTCCAAGCAGAGAATCCAACGATAGGCACCGACCGTGCTCGCATGGTTGCCGAGAAAATCACGTCTAATATACTCAATGACGACGGGATTTATATTCCCCCTCCCGTACCACATAGCGGCGGGGTTGAAGGCAACCTTGACTACCAGCGGCTGATTAGGCTGGACGAACATCCCGGACTCTACAAAGAATTCGAACCGTTCATGCAGAACAATCTGGATGGCCTACTGGTTAAGTATCTTGATGGCGCAACGAAGCGGTTACATCAAGCGAGTCATTTGGGTGTGAATGTACACGCATTTTCCGACTACATGGACATTGGACAGAATGGTATATCATCCATCTCGCGCCTCTTGTCGACTCCCAAGGTTTTTACCAAGACAATCAAAGGGCAAGACCCGCTCACTGGTTCTGTTGAAACCGGGTCAATGGAACGTGTAATGACTATGCCTTTCACAAACCCGGCTGAAGCACGTAATGCAGCAACTGAGGCAATGCGCCAGTATCGTGAAGGAGGCATTGGTGCAACCAAGTCGTACCTCATGGGACTACTCCCTGAAAAGAAAATCACCCCAACTTACCGGCGTCGGGTGGATGCTATTGCCAACGCTATTGCCGACTTTAGGCTCAACGAGGAAGGGATGCCGAAGGCAATCAATCGATCTGAGTTTGATCATGCCGAAGGAACACTACGTGTCTTGCAAGGCAAGTCGGTTAATCCCCGCGAAAGCGAAGTGGCTATGAACGCCAGTCGGGCAGTTCGTGCCGTGAATAACATTGCACTACTAGGCTTTACTGCACTGACATCCATCCCTGACTCAGTCCTGCCCCTCATTCGATCTGCCTCATTTAAGGATTGGGCACGTGGTATTGCCAAGTTCGCAACTGACCCAGAGTACCGGCAGGAAATAAAGAACACGGGTGTTGCTATCGAGAACGCCATGCACAGCCGTATGGTTGGGCAGTATGGCGCTGATCCACGTGGAACCTTCGGGTCTGCGCAGACCGCGTTCTTTAATGCTTCCATGCTAACCCCTTGGACAGATATGTGGCGGGGACTCAGTGGTTCTGTTGCACTCGAATCGTTTAATACTCAGATCACCAAGGGTATCCGTGGCTTTAAGCCCGGTGTCCCACCGCAGAAACAACCACGCGATGTGAAGTTCGCGATCAGATTCCTGAAACGGTATGGTCTCGATGACAAGATTCAAGGCCACAAAAGTTCACTTGACCCACGTGACCCACGTGTTGCCAAGGCAATCATTAAGTTTGCTAACGACACAATATTCAGCCCCAACCCGAACGATATCCCGTTGGCATATCAGACTCCGGGAATGTCGATCCTGTTTCAGCTTAAATCATTCCCACTAATGATGGGGCGTTTCGCTAAGGATGTTTTAATTAACGACATCAAACATGGCGACCTTAAGCGACCCTTATATTTTGCCGCTTTTGCTCCCGTAGCGGGTATGGCTGCGCTCGGCACGAAAGATTTGGTTCAGTCACGTGGTGGTGAAGATGGTCGTTCTCGTGAATTCCGAAAGCGGAACGCAGGCCAGTTCGCCAAGTTGATTGGCTACGATCCTGAGTTACATGGGAACGAGGATACTTTCTTGGGGTGGTACTTCGAGGGACTGACCGCAGCGGGAGGGTTCGGTGTTCTAGGTGATATCATGCACGACATAACGGCTCAGGCTGATAACGGTTCGTACGGTATCCAACGCACTGCTGGAACAATCCTTGGCCCGACGTTCGGACTTGGGGCCAGTACGTTTAATGTTCTGGGTGGGGTGAAGGAAGCAGCAATGGATCAGTTTGATGTTGGATCAACGAACACAAACAGCAAGGAGAGACTTGCAGTACGTGAGCTGATAAATCGCACTCCTTTCCTTGGTGGTTTGAAGAACGTACGTGAGGCCGGTGTTGATTTCTTTGCCGGAGAAAAAAAGGCCACTAAAGGAAGTGGCTGGGGAAGTGGTTTCGGCGGAGGAATCTAGTCTCGAAACAGAATGACAAGCTGATCAAGATAAGCGTACAGATCAGCAAGCGTCCCATCATTCGGTATTATTCTCTCATGCCTCAAGGGCTTTATTCCCCCCTCTGAGGCGTGATCACCCTCTACCCCTCCCCTGCCCTTGATATGCAGGAGAACTCCCTTTGAGCGCACCATGCGCGCTTCGTTCTCGAAGCGTACATCGGGGATGATTAACTTGGATGATTGGGCATGGGCCATTAATACCTTCGGCCAGATATCGGGGTCAATTAGATTTCTCCCCCACTCTGTCCCAAGTGTTTGCATGATGTATCGCGGGGTCTGTCCATAGCGTTCGTCCACAACTTCCTTCTGGTCACCGTATAACTGGGCGTATTTGAGATTCAGCCCTATCGATAGCATTGTCTTTAGTGGGGCCGCAAAGGACATAACGACGTAGTTGGGCAGCTTGCTCTTTATGTATTCTGCCACTGTATCTTTGCCGCTACGTGCCGGGCCAGCTACCCCGATAATGCGCGGGTATTCTTTTGTTGTCATTTTTTTACCTCGATATAATTGTCTTTCTCGCGGTGATCCTTAAAGAACCCGCAGTCTTGTGCTTTGAAACTGTCAATAAAAGGAATTGGCCGATCAATCAGGGGATTGGTACAGACACAAAACGCATTACTATCGTCCACAACCGACCACATACAGTGACGACACGTACGGTACTTTTTTGGAAGCTCATATCCAAACCAGCAGCAATGTACGTAGCTGCATAGATTGCACCGGAAGTCCGTGGGCACCTTCGGGCCACGTTCATCTTCCCCGGCAGCGATGTGTTCGATACGTTGAAGCAGGTATTTGTATGTGAAGAGGTTGAAGTAGACTGTTTCGGAATACGTCTTGCTGTTATTCTTGTTATACATAATGAACAGCCCAGCGGACATGTTGTTCAGACCCATCATCAATTGCATTTGATCGTAGTATTCGGGATGTGCGTACTTCATACCAAGGCGCTTGGTTTCCCTGAAGCTATTGTCATTGGCAGACTTAACTTCGAGGAGACTCTCTACCCCATCATGCTTCAGCACTCCGTCGGCGTGTGTTCTACAAACCAGACCGTAATAGTGATTCTCTCGCTGGTTCTCGATGGCTCCCGTATGCGTTAACTCAACACCATCAATGCGATCCATAACCTCACGTAGCATCCCGACAACGACCACCTCGATGCGGTGGCCATCATCAAAGATGCGTTGTTTGGAAGGGGTTATGGGGTCAGTTGGATAGCCACGTAGTCGAAGAGCGATACTGCGCTCACAAGCATGCCCAACATTTGACCCCCCTATATACTGGCGATCCCAGACATCCTTGGTGAACTGCGGTTCTGGCTGCGCGTTGTTACTGTTTAATTCCTCAACCAGAACTTCGATAGTCATTTGCACATTGTCTGAACGAAGTCAGAGACCCCCAAGAAAAGTAAGGCGGTGGCGACTAATGCAACGACGAACCCATTGAAGAAATCACGAGGCTTCATCTTTTTCCCTCACAATTTTTTCAGTAATTGCCTTCCGTAACCAGTCCGCTCCGTCACTATGGATATACGTTCCGCTTGCTGTGCCAATATGGTTAGCGACAACCCGTAGGGAATCGACAACGTGCTCATACGTCCCATCCTGTGTGATACAAATTCCCTTTATGGCAATGTCTGGTTCTCGCTTGACCACGTTTGCCTTCCTCTCAGAGCTATCAATGAAGTGATCAATCACCCTAGAGAAATGCTGTATCCCCATTGACGAGAGATAAACAACTGCTCCGGTGGTTGAGAGGAGGATGATCGCCTTAAATGCAATCCATCCTCCAAACACCCACCCCCCTATTGCCGTTACATCACCCAGAAGAGCGAGAATGGCTTGGAGTTCCTCGATCATTCCGCACTCTCATCGACCTTATGATCACCACACCAGTCGTTTGTGTACACAACAGGGTATCCGCTCATTGTCGGGGCGTGTCGGCGGCAGCGCCCTAGTCGGGTACGCTGTCCCTCCTTACGTACGAACCACATGCACGTGAGGCACTTCATCATCGATGAACGATGTATCCACGGATCAGCTTTATCGGGGGCGTGTGGTAGCTTTGGATCAGCCTTAGCGTCGTCGTTATTGGGAATCTTAATGGGAGTGGCTTCTGTTCGGTCTTTGTCATTCATTTTTCTTTCCTTATATTGTAAGTGGTGCTGGGTTCGCGGCACGTGCCCAGCGGTCACGCTCAACAGGGTTCGGAGCCCTTGCCACAATTCACTGCTTCGGAGTTAGAAGGGAATGTCGTCGAAGGCGCTCTGTTGTACGGCTTCTGTTGGGGGTACAGAGGATGATGCAGCACCATTAGCCTTCGGCTTTGGCCCAAGGTTTGTTGCGCCTTCCGGGTTGAAGTACGGGTGCCAGCTATCAATAGCTGCCCCGTCCCGCATCTCCCCTTTTTTGTCTTGGTATTTATCGATAGAAACATTCACTCCTACCGTTAGGCCAACAAGGGATTTGATATCTCCCGGTCTTTCAGGGGTTGGGTGCCCACCATGAGTCAACAGGGTGATCAGTTGTTTCTTTCCGATTTGGGTTGCTTCTTCTGACTTGGGAAGGTGGATATTAATCGACTCCCGTATTGAACCAAGCCCGGACACGTCAACAAATCCAACCTCAAGCCGCTTTGCACGTGCATCCGTCTTAACGCTCTTGAGTTCAGCGTGCACTACTTCACAAATGTAGCGCCCCGGCTGAAGCCGTTGTTCGCCACTATCTACCTCAGAATCAGAAAGGTCGAGGTCACCAAAATTCCAGCTTTCATTATCATTCATACTATTTCTCCAAAGATGTGAGCCATTTGTCAAAGTCGCTGCCATTCATGTGTATTGCTTTCACAACCTGCGCAATGTTGCTGGTTGCAATCACGGGGGGGATACGTTGCAGCGGATCACGTATCTTCCCATGATATCCATGGACTTCATCACTATAAAGCTGGCGATGTACAACGGTCTCACCAGATTCTAGTGTTTCAGTGTATCGATGCCCCGCGAATACGTGATCGAACAGGGCAGGAATTTTGTTTTGACACGGCCTTGCCGTGTACGTGTGGCCAGTAGGTTGCGCGGCCATTATCGTCTTCTTCATCCTTAGCAAGTGCGGTAACAAGCACGTGGTAAGGCAGGTCTCGAATGAATTTCAGGGAACCAATCATGTTCTTGGCGAACTCCTCCCCACTATTTTGAATCCATTTTTTATCATCAGCGAATTTGCGCTCCATTTCTCTGTGGAGTAAATCGCTGGCCTCAGTGAGTGAATCAATAGCAATCCACTTATATCCTGCCTTACTGAACCCAGACTTGGGATCGGCAATAATAGAACACAACCCACGAAAGGAATAGACCCCGTTGTCTGGGTCGTGCTTACCGTCCCATGAAGAGAAGGGAAGGTAGTCAATGTCGGCATCACTAATTGATACCAGCCCGCCCTCTCCACTTATAATGAATCCCCGGCCAAAAGTTTCTTGGTAGTATTTGCATTGCGTTGTTTTCCCATATCCATGCAGGGCATAGATAAGTGACTTGGATGTGTTGCGGATGCTGGCATCCGATGTTTGTCTAGGCTTGAACATGGCTATTCCTCGGGGTTACTTTCACGGTGACACGCCCACGAGTAACCGTGAGAGCATGAATCATTTTGGCTTGCTCTGCTTTATCCAGAGCATTGAAGGTGTCCTTATCAACAGAGAATTTTACATTGATAGAGGGGTGATCGGGAAGGAGGCTTTCAAGTGAACCCTTGTCCCACGTCCATGTTTCGCTGGTTTTAATGGTAGCTGTATAGAGAAGAGTTGATACCTCATCCTTTCCCTGACAAGCGGCTTGGAGTTTTTCTTTTGCTGTCTTGAGCGAGGTGTCAACTTCCTTTTTTGTTTTCTCTAGTGCGACAATCTCACTACAGAGTTGGTTGACTTCCCCTTCGTTGATGGGTCTATTCATTTATTATCCGCCTCATTTTGTTGAATTTAGCATCCTGCTTTCTGGATTGCTGTGTACTTGCTGGCCAGAAGTTGTATTATATACCGGACAAAAATCTAACTCAAGAGGTGAAAATGAGAACGAGAAATTATTTTGATATAGCGCAATTAATCTCTGACATGGGAGGCATAAATAAAGTGGCAGAGATAACCGGGAAGCACCGCACAGCGCCATATCGGTGGATACAACAGGGGTTTGTGAGTACGCGAATCATTGCACAACTCAAGGACGCAGACCCAACCATCAACATCGACTCTTACTTAAAGAAATAGGAGAAACCACATGAAGACAATGAAGGATTGGGCACTGGCCTATAACGAATTGGGATGGCCAGTGATCCCCGTATCGGCTGACAAAGTACCGTTGGCCAAGTGGAAGAAGTATCAGACCGAAGACCAACCAGCAGAGGTAGTCGAGGAGTGGTGGACGACATGGCCGACAGCAGGCATCGGCATTATTACGGGTGCCGCATCGGGGATTTGTGTTGTTGATTGTGACAACGAGATGGCAGCCAGTTATGTCGAGAGCATTGGCATGACTAGCCTGATCACGCAGGAAACGAAGAGGGGTGTGCATTACTTCTTCTCGCATCCCGGTGAACACGTGAAGACGCAGACTCGGTTCAATGGCATCGATGGCTTGGATATCCGTGGCGATGGTGGGTACGTAAAACTCTACCCTAGCACGGGCTACCAGTGGAATTTGCCCCTTGGGGTGAGGGTGAGCGATATCCCTCACGAGATACCGACACTAAATCTGGCGGCATACGAAGAGAAGCCGGGCGGTGATCCGCTTGATCTGACGAACGTGAAGTCCATGTACCAGATGCCTGACTTGCTGGGTTCAGGCGAGCGCAACGATGGCATGACACGTGTTGTGGGTAAGCTGATCAAGGACAACCCAACAATGTGGGGGCTTGAGTTGGCCCACGCAGCATGGCGCAAGAATCTTGAGGTGTGCAAGCCGCCACTGGCAGAGGATGAGGTTAAACAGATTGTTATATCGGTAATGAATACGCACCAGAGCAACAACCCTGACGAGTTCAATGATAGTGGCGATAGAAAGATGGCAGTGATGACCGACTTGGAAAAACAAGTTCACGAAAACATGCGTTTGCTGTTTGAGTACNACTCAATTGGTCTATGTGGCGAGCCACCGGAGAGGGAATGGTTGGTCGAGGGTGTGATCCCGGCTGGCCTGCCGGGTGTGCTGGCTAGTCCGGGAGGGGTAGGGAAGACATATATGCTGATGGACTTGGCCCTGAAGGTGGCTTGTCCACGGCCAGACGAAGAGGCTGAGTTCTTCGGTAAGCCTGTCAAGAAGCACGGTAAGGTGGTGATGTTTCTTGCAGAAGACGACAGCGTGGAATTGATGCGCCGATTTGAACACCTTGACCCAAACTATTCACGTGTCTTTTACCCAGAGCAGTTGATCGTGATACCTATCCCTGAGCTAGACAGGAACATGAACTTTGGCACCAAGCGGTTTGATTCGCCCAAGTTTACAATGGAAGCACACGCATGGTATGAAGCACTAACTCACTTGGATAACTTGGCAATGGTTGTGTTCGATCCACTTCAGTCTTTTTTCGACTGGCGCTTCGACGAGGACAATGTTGCAGCCGACCGTGCCTTGAAGTGGGCACAAAGTATTGCTGTGAAGACAGGTGCTTCTGTTATTTATACCCACCATTTACGGAAAGAAGAGGTCAGTCAAACAATTTTGACGCCTCAAGCTGCAATTTCCAAGATACGTGGCGCAAGTAACGTCGTAAATTCAGCACGGTTTGCAATTCCGATATGGCGTCCAAGTGAAGAGGTGCATGAGGAGGTTTGTAGTAGGCTGGGTGTCGAGGGAAACAACATGGTGTTCATGGCTGGACTAGGTAAGGAGAACTTTGGGGGAGATGTGAGTACGCACTGGCTTGTCCGTGACAAGACGACAGGACTATTGGTTGATCGTACGAAGGAGGTTGGTAGTGCCTCGGTCGCACTGCCCGTTAAACTATCAGCCGCAACACAGGTAGCGGAGTGGCTTAGTAACTCGGAGAACTGGTTTACCCGACAAGATATTGTGGAGGGAACAAGCCTGAGCAAAACGGCGGTCTATCGTGCAATAAAAGAGCTACTGGATTTGAATGCTATTATTGAATATAAGAAGAAGCTAATGTATGCCAAGAACCACGAGGATTTTGGGGAGGTGTGCGCTCGGATTACCGCCATGCTAGGCAGTGGTAGTGAGCGAGAGACAATCGGGGGAGTGATTGAGAATGGTCTTCAAATGAGGGAGCTATCAAGGGCAATGCGATCAACATCATCGCAACTTCTTTTCCGTGCAGCCGTTCGGTTTTTAGTGGGCGAAGGGAGGGCAGAAATTGTCCAGTTTTCGGGTGGAAAAACAGGCCAACTTACTGCCTATTTACAGCAGAAAAAAAGCGTGACAGCTTAGGTAAGCTGTCACGCCGAAAAAGTGCCTTAACTTGTTGATCCATAAAGAGAAATGACTTCGTGTGTCCCAAACTTTTCCCCTTATATATATATGGGAATGGGAAAAATAAACTTTTTAAGGTTGCGTTGCCCCCTTGCCAGTCCCAACTACGGGCCGCTTGGGGCGGCCCATAGTTGTGACTGGTCTGCGGGAGGGCTATAGCAAGTGCAATGCGTGCAAAAAAGAGAATGATTGTGGCGAAGCTAACACCTGACGCCAACATAAACCGGAAGGCATTACCCCCCAAGGTAATCGAGATAGCGAATCATCTTCGGGATTTGGGTGTGCCTGTCCAGCTATTGCAATTGCGAGTCGAGCAAGGTTCCATCCATGCTGAACGAATCGCCAAAGCTCAACGAGAATACGACGCAATCCAATGTGACAACTGAAGCCCTTTCTGCTATGTTCCGCATATCTTCCGTGTACGTATGAGGGCATGGCGAAAATCACGTCCATCAGCGCCGATCAGGTGGATTGGTTACGAAGGTCTTATCCCATCGTGGTACAGGACTTAACCAAAATTCACTACGAACGCCGCATGACCTACAAGACACTCGCTCTCCGTGTCGGTGTCTGTGTCGATACCCTTAAACGTATCCTTGTCACCTACCACATCGCCAACTTCCCCTCAGAAAAATATGCCACCGCACGTGCCAAGCAACACGATACATGGAATCGTCCATGTATGATCTGCAAATCAACATCACCACGACCAAAGAACAAATACATCTGTTACTCATGCAAATCCAAAATGGATTGGGAAGACGAATACTAATGGCCGTATCCCCACGTGGCGCGAAAGAAAAGGGCGCTAGGTTTGAACGTGAACTCGCGACATATTTCGCAACCCACCTTGGCCTTGATGTATTCCGATCCCTCTACACAACCGACCCAATGGCACGCAAGGGCAAAGGAAGTAGCGATCTGGTTGGCGTACCCGACCTTGCTGTCGAAGCAAAGCGTGTCGAGACCCTATCGTTTCCCGCAGCCCTCGCACAAGCAGAACGCAACGCAGGAAAGCGCGAGATGCCCGTGGTCATAAACCGCAGGTCACGCATGGAAATTGATGATTGTTATACCGTAGTGCGTCTTGGTGATTTCATGAAGATGTACAAGGCGTGGTGTCAGAAGGAGGGATTTTGTCGCTAATACTAGACAAGGAACTTAAGGCGGGGAAGTCATTGAAGGTTCTCAAATCCAACGCCAAGGTTATCATGGCGCATGGTGTCGAGACGAAGGCTGCCTACAGGCAGGCGTATGAATACGCACACGCGAATACAAAACGTCGCTTTGATTCGATTCACAGGCGTAGCCAGAAGGAACAAAGGGCAAGGTAAAAAAAAGGGGAGCAACCTTCCCGGCTACCCCCCTTCCCACATGAAGACGTGAATCTCTCGACCCACGCCCTGATTTTAGCACTATCTCACGAGACCCTAAAGCCCCAGATTAATAATGCTCCCACGAAGATGCTCGATATTCAGGTGCGTATATCGCTTCATCATGTCCATGCTGCTATGTCCCAACAACTCGGCCACGGTTCTGCTATCCACAACTCCCGACTCGAACAAAAGGCTTGCGAAAGTATGTCTTGCACTATGGGGCGTGTACTCTCGTGATAACCCAAGCGCATCACGTGCCTCATTCCAATATTTATAGGGTTGCTTTGGCCCCCACTGGAAACCCCACGGGTTCTTCAACACGTACCCCTCGTCTTGGTTGGGCCCGATGGCCCGCCGAAGTGTTGGCAAGATAGGAATATACCGCTTACGTAACTTTCCACCCTTCCCCTTACGGGTACTGAGCAACACGGCATCGGTACGTACGTCCTCCCACCTTGCCCGCCTTGCTTCACCCAGCCTCGCTCCCGTACAGAACAGGAACGTGGCCAGCGACTTGAAGCAGGGATCACAGGCATCGATGAAGTCCGTGGATTGTTTCAGGCTCATCCATGTCTCCCGTCCCTCCCCATCACTCGGTTTCGCAACACGCACCGCATTTTCCGTCAACTCCATATCCACGGCATAGTTGAGGATGGCACCCAACGTGTTCAACTCCCGCCGGATACTGCTCTCACTCAAACCACGTGCTCGTCGTTCCTTGGTGACGACAATGTCAATCATGCGCCTCGACATCCGATCCAGCTTGCACTCACCCAGCTCTTCACGCAGGTGCCTGATATACCCCATGTCCGTGATGCCTATTTTTTCAGGGCGATCCATGTACGCATCACAAGCCTCTTCGAATGTCACGCTTTCTTGGACAATGTGATTCATCATGTTGATAACCTTACCCATGACGCACCCCACCCCCATTGTTGAACTTGTCGAGCGTCATCTTTAGCCGCAACCCCTCGATCATTTCCAGCCTGTTCTTATGGGGCCACGTAGCAATGTCACCCCACTTGTCCAGAATGTACGTGCGGGTCTTGTTCAGCCGCCTCCACTCAGCGTACGTTTTCTCAAGTAGAAACTTGGCCTCTTCATGAGACACAGTAATATCAATAGTTGCCATTATGCACCTCCCATTAGTTCTGCAAGTCTTTCGAAACAACCCTCACGGTCATCCCTGTATAATGATTCCACTCTCGCCAGCGGCAAGGCTTTTTTCGTAACGGGAGGGGAAAGCGTGATACAGCTAGGGTGGGATACATTACTGGCCTGCATAATCAGGCGGACACTTGTTCCCTTTATCCCCACGATAAAGTAGGCACCAACAGCAATGTCCGTTGGCTTCCCATCCTTGTCGAGTTTAATAAACTCACCCTGAAAGTTCTTCATGCTCCATTTCCATTCCGGGTTCTTCTTCCCCAAGCACTTATCAGGCCTCCAGCACCACACCCCGTATCGGGAAAGTTTTTCCGTATCCTTGTGCGCACTAACCTGACAATTGGATATGTCCCCGCTGGCTGTCGTGACACCACTCAGCGTCAGCCCCTCCTTGGACATGCGGCAAAGTTCACCCACAACTTCCTTCTGTTCGTCCTTCCCTAACGTACGGAACATTCCGTACATCATACTTTTGATGTTGGTGCTCATTTTGCCACCCCCCTAATGACAGACATCAGGTACTGGTCAAGGCACTCATCGCATGGCTCATAATACGGCCTACTATGCGGGCATACCTTCGGTCGGTAGTCACTTGGGTTCGGGTAGTTACCACTGATTACGTTATTGATACACGTCTCCAACTCCTCCACCCGCTTGGCCAACTGTACGTTCTTTTTTACCAGTTCATCTCGCTCGCTTCCCTTCGCGCTCCCTCTTGCCAAAGTCTTGGAGTCAGGGAAGTAAAAGCCAGAAAATTCATTCTTGTCGATCAATACCCCAACTGTCTCCCCATCACTCGAAAGGTAGTACAGCTTCCGTCCACGTAAAAGATCACGCATATTCTCGACAACTGACTCGATATCGTTGGTGATAGTAAGGAACTCGTCGTGTGGCCCCACATCTTGAAGCAAGATATATTCATCCGTAGCCATATCTATGGCATAGTTCGCCCTATTCATCGTCATAGCCCTCCCCATCAAGCTCGTCTTCATACCACGTGTCGCGCTTGATCACTGCAAAGCCACCCCCTGTACGTGCGTACTTCAGGGTTCCGTCAAAGATGATCTTGTTGAGGAAGTCAGTCAACACAGCCTCCCTGCCCAGCTTAACAATCAGCCCTCGCTTCCTCAGCGCCTCGTACATTACCCCGTTCAGCTCCAAGCTAACCCGACGTGCTTCCGTATCACTCACCATCGCCTTATCCCCATCCATCGTGGCATTGATATACCCATGACGGCTCCCGCTACTCACGGGCCTGCCGTAATCTGGCCGTCCATATCCATACCCGGCCCCGCCACCATATCCGCTCCCTCTTCGGTTTCCGTATATGATATCTCGATCCCCATAGGAATCACCCTCCCACTCATTGCGGAAGCTACCCGAATCAAACTTCGACTCGACAGGCTCAGGTTCTTTCCGATTAAGTAATCCTTTCAGTCCCGCCTTACCAACTTTCTTTTTCATGTCTGACATAATTATCTCCTACGCATCAACGCGTAAACTTCATTACAAATTTTCACAATGCCAACTCGGTCATTGCGCTTTACCTTGCGTTCCTTCGCCCTCTTGGCAACCTGTACCCAAAACCCGCTGTCCCAGCCAGCCTTCGGATACCAACTTAGCCATCGAGAATCTGCTGTCCCTACACTCACCGGCTTACTTCGCATTAGTAACAGCCATCAGTTCAGAGTTATCCACCTTGAACCGATCACCGACCAACAGCCTAGACATCTGGTCAAACGCACCCTTAGGCAAGTCTTCCAGATCATTCACCACCACAAAGTTCGGGTAGAAGTGGCTCACTGCATCACTCGCAATGCCAATTCCAACACAGTCAACACCCGCTTTCCCCAGATTTTCTATCTCGTTCCTTAAGTGCTGCCCCAAGTGGCTCCTTGAATAGTCACAAGATACGGCTGGCATCCCATCACTCAGCACAAACAGTATCTTTCGACTCTCACCACGTCCCCTTAAATGCGAAGCACTTACCTTCACTGCCTCACTGTCCGCGTTGTGTCCTCCAGCACAATGCTTAATGACACCCATCCCTGCTCTCGCCTGAACCAGTCTCTCACCAAATCCCTTGAATTCGAACATTTGCAGCGGCTCATATCGACTGAACTCACCACTACGTTTGTCTTTCATTTTGTTAGCACGTTGCAACCAGTCTTTACCCCAGAACTCTCGATCCCCATACCCCGGAGAGAATGGATTACGTGTCCTCAAGAAGTAGTTACTCCACCCCATAATCTCGTAGGCTACCCCAACTTTCTCCATGACAATCGACAACGCAATCGCAACCTGATTAGCCAGTTTCGCCGGATATCCCCACATGCTGCCGCTCAGGTCAATCATGACACTCACTGCCGTATCGATTTCCTTTCTGTCCTCCCTCAACCGAAACACGTTCTCCTTCCCCATCCTTGCTTGAACCAGCCTCTTGGGATCGAGTCCACCAAACTCCGTGTTGGTACGCCAGTCCCTTCGTTGCATACTCAGCAACGCACGTTCCAGCTTCCTGCTCATCGTGGATATCTTCCCGTGCATCTTGTGCATCTCGTCCTCATAATCATGCACACCATCAAACTCCTTCATCCACTGGCCCATCCTCGTCTCGTCCCCATACCGACTGTAAGCATCCAGCTCCGTACTAAATATCCGGTAGGTATCTTTACTGCTCTGGGTATGCTGGCTAAATACCTTCTCCATTGCCTGTTTCGTAAAGTCTTCAACGTCCGGTGGCCCACCCGCTCCACCTTTAACATCTGACCCATCATCCTTATGTTCTGGAGTGGGCTTACCTTTNCCTTCTCCCTCNCCCTTCTCACCTTTCCCTTCTCCCTCACCCTTCTCGCCTTCACCCTTTCCTTCGCCTTCACCTTCTCCCTTACCCCCACCTTTTCCTTTCTCCTTCTCAGGCTTCTCCTTTTCCTCCTTTTCCTCCTTGGCCTTGATGATCGCCTTGCCAATCGCAACCACTTCCTTCGTGCCCTCCAATGGATTCGGGTTACGTGCCTGTATCGCCAAGTCGACGTACTTTCTCACGTTCTCCATGTCCTCCTTGCTCGGGATATCCAACGCCTTCTCCAGTGACGGACACCGATATCCCATTCTCCGTCTCCCTTCTGCCGTGATCAGCAGTGGCAATGCAACGTCCATACTGGCCGCATCTTCGGGACTCTCCTTCGCATACTCAAGGTACTCCTGAAGCACTGCCTCCGTGGTGGCCTCCAGATTCGTCTTGGCCCCTGAGTAATCCCGTATCGCCAGATAATCAACCCGCAAATCATCAACACCATTCACAACACTCTTCAGCAACGCGTTGTCCGTCTTCTCGCAATGCTTGTTAAGTGCCATAGTCGTTGCCACGTGCGTATATCTCTTATGGCTCGTCTCATGATCCGCAAACCCACGTGCAACAAGCACTTCCTCCTTGCTCATTTGGCCACCATCCGCAAGGCTGGGGTAAACGATGGCCCCGTCACTACGGACGTACGCCTCATTCCCCTCAAAGATAATCGAGGCATCCTTGTCCCGACCAAACACGCGACTAGCCGCCGCCTGTGCACTAGAGAACTCTTCAGTCTTCATCCCTTGGTCTGGCACCGTGGCCACAACCAAATCCCGCTTTGTTTTCATACTCATTTCGTTTCCTCTTTGTTGAATGTAATTCCCATTGTGGTGTACGCAAACCAGTACAGCCACAAATCTGCTCCCAAACTAACAGCGTATACCCCGGCAAGTGTTGTCCATCCCACGTGAAGCAGCAGCAAGAAGGCAGTCACGTCATATAAGACATCAATCCAAAACCGCTACATCCTTCTCGAATATCTCTTGCCTCACCTTAATGGACACTTCCCGAAAAAACTTCGTGAAGATGGTCATGACCCCCGCGATTGCCATAATCCCAATCATGATAGCGACCGCTGGTTTCCACATCGTTGCCCAGATCAGGAACATAAAGATGCCGTTGATGGCAACCCACTTCAGTTGTGCGTTCAAGCACCCACTATTTCCCATGATGCTTCTCCTTCATTTCCAGATACTCGATCAGGTACTTCGCATACGAAACAAGAAGGTCTCCCCCACCATGACTCGATTCGAAGTAGAACAGGTCAAGTCCATTATCAACCGCATGGTTGTACGCCTTCTTCAGCCGCTTAATATCCTCCGGCCCAAACGTCAGGATATTGTCCTCCGGCAGCGCCTCACCAAATGCCCGTTGGGTACATCCCTCTACGGGTGCTTCCCCCTCGTCATAAACCCCGCGTTCCATAAATCCGACGGGGAACATCATCCCTGCTTCCGCCAAGCACCACAGGTGATACTGGTTCGCTCCGTCTACCAGTCTGCTTTCGGCAGGGAATAGCTCAATCGCCTCACACTCTGGCCCAACCAACTCGTTCTTGATCTGCTGGAAATGTCGCCAGTCCCGTATCGCCCGCTTGTCCCTTCGCTTAATGCTCAGGTGTACCATCAGCATCTTGCCGTCCGTAAAACCATTCTTGGCATCACGTCTCACGTTCACTTGGTACGTGTCATTCAGGAATACTTCGTCCTTCATGCACTCGCTTGCCAAGAACGTCGCCTTCTCTTCCTCCATCCCTCCCCTAATGAGCCTGTCCTTCATTTCCTCTTCCGTAGTGGTACGTTTTGCTGGTGTAAATTTGTTCATGTGTTTCTCCGATTAGTCAATCGATAGGTGGCTCAACCACCAATTCATGCAGGTTATGTAGCCGACAACCCCAATACCGACCGTCTTCATCTTCCACAATGAAGTAGTCGCTATCATGGGGATGGACAGCCAAGAGCGTGACAATGTCATTTGCCCAAGACTGTCCATTTTCATGGAAGGCATATTCCTTACCCCACACAAGCTCGTCGCGCTTGGCGATCACTCAGTTGAAACAGCGATCCACAAGCTCATTGATCTTGGCAGCGTCCGCATGGGTCACACTGCCAAGCACCGTGGTCTCAAGCGCCAGCCTCACCGCCTCTCCCTCGTCAGGATGTAGACTGGTGAAGAACGAAAGCGCTTCGCCCATACTCACCACACCCCTCGGGCTAATTGGCTTAAGGATAGCAGCCTGTTTGAACGCTTCCCTGTGTTCCTGTACGTAGTTGATGACCTTGGCAACCATCCCGTCACTCAGGCTCGGAACCCTTGCCGCTATCAATTCCGTCTCTGCCTCACGTGCCAGATAGGGAACCTCGATCCAGCACTGAAACCGATCAAGGAACGCTTGACTCTGAACCCTCGCCCCCTGATACAGCCCAAACTCGTCACCTTGTCCTTGCGTATTGGCCGTGGCAACCATCCGGCTATACTCATGCGGTGCCACAAGCCTCCCTGCGTCTTCCGTCAGCAACAATCCCTTATCCTCCAGTGCCCGCTGGTAAACGTAGGCAATGTCACTTCTCACAAAGTCCAGTTCGTCATTGCATATCACGTACGGTTGCTCCATGTGCTGAGGCAGCACCCCATCCGCAAACCGGCTTACGGTATTACCATGCTCATCCGTTTGCAGGGTATCCCGTCCAATCAAGTCCATTCTCGTTATCTCCGAATCAAAGTTGATCCGCACAAATGGCCAGTTCAGGATGGAGCAAACCTGTTCCACCAGTGTCGTCTTGCCACACCCCGTATGTCCATGAATCCACGGCTTCTTGTTGTTCGCCAGACCCCACAACAACTTGGCCATAATGTCCCAACGCCACTGGTACGTGGTGTCAAACTCGGGAACGTCCCGATGCGTGCTATCCCACTCAAAGTACGGGACTTCGAATTCAAACAATGGCTTCCATTTCCCCGGCACCTTAACGCCCTTCTTGCTCATTGCCTTACTGGCTTTGATCCACGTGGCCTTGCCCTCCGGCAACGTACCCGACGAGGGAACCTTGGCCGTAGCATGAGACACCGAACTCGTTGCCATCTTGGCAATCTTGGCGGTCAGTTCCGCAACAGCCTTGTTGGCCGTATTGGTCTCGGCAATCAAGGTGGAAATGTCAGGCAAACCCGCTGCTGTCATGGCCGTGTCGAGGATATTCTTGAAGCTGACGGGAATGTCGTCGCTGTAAACGGGTACAGTAGGCGTGCCCTCTGCTTCCTTCACGACCTCTTCCACCTTGGCTTCCTGCTTGTCGATCCAGCTAATCGCATCGGCCACAATTACTTCCTGCTCTTCGGGAACCTCAAGTTCGTCAATCGAATTGCCATCCATTGACAATACACCGGCCGCAGACTCAACCAGTTTAGTGTTAATGTTGGGTAACCGCTTTACCAGTTCCTTAACACCCTCAATTCCCCCACCCGTGTTGTCGTGGATAATGGCGAACAACTCAAACAGTTGCCGAATATCCATATCCGCGAAGCTAACCTCGCTCTCTTCCTCCACAACTTCAGAAGCAGCAGTAGACCCCACAAGCGCCTTGCTCGCCTCGCCCACTATGCGAATTAGTACGGCAGCAACTTCCCCGTGAGGCCCATAGCCCAAAGGTTTCTTCCAGTTGTCGCCCAGAAACTTCTTCATATGGACGTAGGCATCCTTGTGTAACCCAAGCGCAAAGCCCGTTGTGGAGGAACTGTCTTTATGGCAGTTGTCGGCAGGGTTAATGAACGTGGCTTGCCACTCGCCAACATTCTGAAACCCCAGCGCCAAAGCAACGTGGCCTGCCAGTACCGTCTTGTCCCGAAACTCACTGGCCGTCGGCTTGATCTTGACCCTTTTTGTGATGCTCTCGGGCGTCATTGACAGCAATTGTTCACAAGCGGCCTTGTCCGGCAATGCCTCTCGGTAGACTGGCATCATTGCCTTGTTGGTGGTCGTCCGCTGATCCTTCGAATTCGATAGTCGGCTCGCTTCGTAGAGTGCATGAAGCAACCCCGGATCGAATCCGGTGGGCAGATTGTTGATGATTCGGTGTGCAGTGTTCTCTTTCATATTATCCTCATGTTGAATTTCAAACGGGAAGGGAAAAGGCTGAATTGCCAATCCCAGCAGCCTAAACCCCCTCCCTTTGGGATTGCGCCTACGTTGATAGAACCAGAGTCAACGCAAGCAGGAGTGCCAGAACCACCAAAGTCAGCAGTGCCTCTAGCGTGGTGCGAAGCCAATCAAAGTTCATCGAGTATCTCGTGGAGTCGAGTGTCGATCAGATATTTGATTGCGTCTCGGATTGCGGTAATGAACGTGTGTTCACGTGCAATTTCGACAGGGTTGATGTTGCCGGGTACGGTCGTCTCGACCGCGAAGTTCAGAAGAGCCACGGCCTCACCCCTTTCATCCGTCACGGTGACGTAGCTGTCCTTCCAGATTCGAATCTGGGTGAACTCAAGTAACAAGCCACCCCCATCCCGTCGCCACTTGTATGGCTTGTCCGACTTGTCCGCTCGTCGCCACTTGTATGGGCTGTCAAGACGGCTCATGATGTTGTTGGCGAACGTGATTTCGTCGTCCGTGAAACGTAATGTGTCGCTCATGCTACCTCCTCTTCGCGCATGCTTTTCATTTTCGGAATCGTTAACTCGGTCTTGTCTTTCCTCTTACGCAACACGACCTCCAGTACTCCACGGGATACCTTTGTGATGAAGTTCTGGTGAGCGTGGCTCAAGGCTGCCGCGACGTTGGCAAGTATCGCATTGATTTCTGATGACTCCTCGTCCCTGTCCGAGAAGGCCATTTCGATTGTGTGGCCCCCATCTTTCGTGGTGTTATCGACAATAATAACGCACGTTCTTCCTCCCACGGCCTTACGTGCTGCGGCAGCAAATTCGGTGAGTTGTTCAGCGTTAAGCCCGTACTGGTTTACTTTCTTCATGTGTTTACCTCTGTGGTTGTGGGCCAAGGCCCGTAATGCTCGTGGTCGCACAACATCTGTCGTGCTTCCTTGAGCGTGTAGCGGACAACATCCTTGATTTGTCCAATTTCGTAATAGCGTGGTGCGTAGACGGCTGCATTGTTCCCGTTCGAGTAATCAAGGACAACATTCCCTTGCGCTATCTCGATCCAAGCGTGGCCATACCGCTTCCCCTTGGCGTCACCACCCCTCCCGAACGCAGTGCCGTGGCACAGCTTGGTGTCCGTATCGAGCGGGTTGTCGAGGAGAAAGTTGGCCGCCACTTCGTAACAGTCGCCCTTTGCTGGTGATTTCGTCATTCCGAGCCCTCCAGCCATTTGTCCATCCTTTCCTGACTACCCCAACACGCACGTGGTGCCTCGTTGTAGAGGTAGGCGACAATCGCGGGCAGGTTCTTCATGCACTTGTTGTCAGCCGCGCCATACGCCGCAGCTAAATCATTGCGGATAACAGCCGTGAGGAAACCTCCCGGCGCAATACGCTCATTAACGTATTGTCGCAAACCGGGCATGATGTGGGCAGGGACGTGATAGCCCATGAATTCGTACGTGGTTGGTTCGGTTGTATCGTTCATTCTGATTCCTCCAGCTCTTCTATCGCCTCTGCCTTCAGCTTTTCCTGATTTTTCTATTAGCATTTGTTGAGCGCACGTGAGGCAGGTTCTAGCCCGTTTATCACCGACAAACTCTTTATGGCAGGTGTAACAAGGATTCGTGTAATTTCCTGCCGCATATCCAAATTTAATTAAATCGCTCATTCTGATTCCTCCCGCGTAAACCCGGCAGCACAGGCATGACCACCCCCACCGAAACTGGCAGCAATGGCACTTACATCCCTTCCGCCCTCACGCGAACGTAGGCTGTACACGCGCTTGTCGGGAAGGTCGAAGTAAGCGACCGCATAAGGTGCCTCAGGGTACTTGGCAAGAGCTTTGTTCAGCGTGTCGCTGATCATAAACCCTTGTAGGTTGTACAGGGGAACCGTATCGCCAGTGAGGTTGAATAGGCGTGGCTTGGTGTTGATGATCTTATCGGATTCCACGTCCATGAAGCGCGTAATGGCTTCGCCACCCGTTACGAGGTCTTCCAATGTGAGGTATGGCCATGTACGCCAGTCGTAAAGCCTGAGCATGGCAACGATTTCCTTCGTGTCGTCCATCTCGAACTTCCACAAGTCGCGGTCTTGAACGTGAAGCAACAGTTCGGGAACGTCGTCGTCGTTGAAGGCTTCCCATGCCAGTACGGCACCGCTCTTGGTCATGTCGAAGGTGACACTAAGGCGTGGATGATCCAGCCCTTCCAGCTCGGCTTGCGCCGTCTTGTGGTGGTCGATGATAGTCACCGACGGGCAGACCCNNANCAGCTCAAGCGTCTGNTCNCGCTTNGTNCTGAAGTCCACCATGANGATGTGGTGGCCATCGAGGTCATCGGGCAGAGGCTCCCCGTACTGACAGGGAATGTAGTCGGTGTCCTTGTCACCGAGTTTGCTCCATACAGCAAGAGCGGCCCCTTGGCCGTCTGTGCAGTTGGCGTGATAGAGGATTTTGTTCATGTGGTCTCCTTTGCTTGGTTGAATGTTATGAGTGCGTGTAGCCATCGGTTTCGATGCCGAGCCACATGCCTTTCCAGTGGATCATCACGCAGTCGTAGCCGCGAACAAGCTGGCGGCGAAAGGTGAGGTACGAGGGTGCGACAGACGTGTCGCGGAGGTAGATGCGCCGAACGGCTTGGCGCTGGGGTTTTGTAAGGATCATGATCCCTCCTGTTACGGTGCAGATTGCACCATTGAAGCCACTCGGGATTGGGTGGCTCAAGGCTGCATACTGTATCGTAAACCGGACAGATGCGCAAATGCACACCCGTCCGGCAAGGATGCCTACTTCCCGTAAACCTCGAAGTTCACGGAGGGCCGCCTATTGCGGTCGAAGGTCACAAAGGCGCAGAGGGGATCAAGTCCCTGCTGCCCTGTCACGGGCACCATGTCGGTGAAGCCGACGAGGATGGCTGGCTCACCTAGGTGAGTGCAGTCTGTGTCTTGGGGCTCTACGGCCCCTAGGATGGGAGTGATGGCGGCACAGTAGTCGCCGAGAGTTGGTTTGCTGGTTGGTTTACTCATATCGAGTCTCCGTTCACGTGAAATCCGACTACCGGATTGGCAGTCGGTAAAAT